TATATAATACTTGCGTATCAGCTACCCTTACATCTGGTCTGTTCATACTTCCACCAAATATAAAATCAACGACTTGTCCTAGATTTTCTACATAAGGCACGATTGAACTATTAGGAGATCCCAATGCTTGCCTTGCATAATTAGCTCTGTTACCAATAAATACTGTATCTCCAAATTTATAATTTCTATCTTTTGGGTATCTAGGTTCAATAATAGGTGCTGTTTTAATTCCGTTATCTCTATCTTTTTTTACTTGTGTCCACGGAGAAGTTTGCTCCTCATTTGATAAGGGTCGGTAGGTATTTGCTTGCCAACTAGAAGCAAAAAAACCAGTATATTGAGGACTTTCAGATGGTAAGTCATTAAGAATAGTACTTATCAAATTATTAAATTGAACATTTAGTTCTCCTTTTGTTGAAGCAATACCTTGACTTAAAGCATCAGGACTTGATTTAGCCATTAGAATCTCACCGATAAAGTGAACAGATAAGTTTGACCACCTTGTTTGGTGTCAATATTAACTATCTGTGCAGTTCGAGTACTTCCTGCATAAGTTAATATTACTTCATCTTCAAATGTTGGCTGATTACTTCCTATCAAATCAGGTGTAATATATATTCTTGCTTCTCTAATTTCTTTTGCAATATCCTCTTCACTTCTAATAAATTCAACTGGTGCTTTTATGTCAGAGTAAGTTGTATCAACAGTAATCTGTTCTCCAGTTTCTACGTTATAACTAGAAGTTCCTTTTTTTACATAAGTAATAGTTGTATCTAAAGAATTACCTAAAGTAGAAACTATATCTTTAGCAACACTTTTTAATAGCGAGTCAAGTTGTCCTGCCATTATCCTCTAACTACCCTCATCTGAAAAGCACCTGCTCCACCTAGCATATATGCTCCAAGATAACTTTGTAACCACGGGTAAACATCCATAATATTATTTATAGATCCAGTTCCCTGACTATCGGTATTATATTTAACCTGTATATCTCCTAGTTTTACTTCAGAAAAATTACCATCTTTACCTGTAGTACCAGTAATAGCATCAGTATCATTTGCCAAAGCTCTTGCTAATTCATATTGTGCATATTTGATATTTAAAGGAATTTTAGAACAAGCTAGTTCAACACCATCCACTTGATAATTATTCCTAGGAAACTTAAGTGCCTGACCATCATCACATCTATCCCCATAAAAGACAAAACTATCTATCCATCTTGTAGCTGATATTAATGCTCTGTTTTTTTGATCGTCTGTTTTATTTGTCCAAGTCGAAGAATCTGGAACTGTCTCAAAATAACTATTAGCTTCTGTCAATGTGACATAACTATTAGCATTTTCTCCTTTTATTGTTGCATTTATAGTGGCTGCCACGATTGATAAAGTAATTTAGTTTTATTGTAGCGTAAAGAAAAAACCCCACCAATAATTGATGAGGCTTT